CTTCTTTAGCAGAAGCAGCACCAACAAGTTCTCTATACTCAACAGTATTACCTAAATCCATTGTTACAGATTGTAATAAGCCATCGTAACTTAATAATTGAAAACCAGATGTGTTGCCATTTTTGAATATTACTGGTGATGCTTGATCGCCATATGTAATTGTTGGAAGTGCAGAATCTGTTGGAGCTACATACTCTCCAGTGAACGTAAAATCAATTCGTGGGATTGCCCCAACCTCAGCTGAAAGTGAAAATGTACCTCGGCAATTTATGGCTTTATGTAGGACACCATCTACGTTGTAATGGATAGTAACTGTCTCAATACCACTTGATTTTGGTTTGTAAGTACATGACGTGCCAGAGGCAACTGTTTCCTTCATGCCACAGGCTTCTAAAGCTTTTGAATATCTAGGGGGAGTTCCAGCTGTGCCTGATCCCGCAAGTTCCACAGAAAATGTACATTCAACCTTTGTGTTTGCTAATAACTGCTCACTAGCACCAAAATAAGGTCTAACAACATCTCTATTTACTACATCACTTGATTGTGGTGTGATACTCAAATCAATAACTTGTACTGCATCAGTAGCTCCAACAGTTGCTTCTGAAGTACCAGATTCAGTTTCGATAAGAATAACTCTTTTTCTTTGCAATAATGCCATTGGAGTTTTATCTAGCGTTCATTTAATATATTAGTCTAACAGGGTTGTTAGGTTGAAAGATTGTTATAAGAACTTCTATAATCTATTTCAAATTCTACAGAGACAATCCCTGCGGGTTCATCTGCCTCTAGTATTTCAAAGTTAGTTACTGAAGGTCTTATATCAATTGCCAAACCTCCAATAGTAGGGTCAGTTAATATTTTTGTATACAAACTATTAACGGTAGGATCTGCAACTTTATCTGGTATTTTACCTCTAACAATTACAGATACTCTTACTCTAAACTCCCATGTAATCTTACTGAAAATATTGTCTGTTTCTCTAGGATTATCACTAACAGGTTCTAATATTATTGCTGGAGTAGCTGCCTTGGTTAATGCTTCGGGGCGACTTCTATATATTCTTGTTGATACTCCTGTAGTACCTGTAAGCTTTGTTTTTAACGCAGCTA